CGTCGAGCTTTTCAGGTTGTACTTCGTACGGAATTCCTTGGCTTGCTCGGAAATAAAGGTCTTTTTCATAGGTGAGTTCGTTCTGTAGGTAATGGATAGCTTTTTCTAAGTCATGTATCTTGCTATCTTTAAAACCTGCCCTGCAGATATATTTGATAGCATTGCCGAGGTGGAAATTCAATCCTTGGTCTCTAATAAAATCCCAAACATCGAGAGATCCCCGTTTATAGTAGGATGGACCGGCCATTGTTTAATTAAGTTTTTAATTGAATTACCCATGACAAAGTTCTGCCTTTGCATGGCAAGGAAGACAGTGATGATGTCTTTCATATCAACTTCACCACTATTTAACCTTAGTTCTAGTTTTCTTAGCTGTAGATCCTGCTCCATCGTTAACTCTGTAATCGGAGGAGGGGGTCCAAAGCTTTGGTTCTTTTTTGTCGAAGTCATAATCATCCACGGTTAGTATTCGTGCGAGTCGAGCATTAGCGAGAGCTGTGACTGCTGTGTATCCTTTTTCTAAATACATTTCAGTCAAAGTTTTCCAACTATAACCCTTCTCTTCGAAGATAGCTGTAGCTCTTTTGACTCCAATACCTGGAACACCACTATAACCATCGGTTTGATCTCCAGCAGCCGATTGAATTAGATGCCATTTAGCACCCTCATCTGGATCGATTGTGAAAACTTCATCGAAGTTATATAGTTGCCCAGGTATCTGCCTCATATCTTTATCAGGTGAGGCTATAATATTACCAGTATATTTGGTGGCATAAATGCCCATCGTATCGTCGGCTTCGAGTCCAGGTTTAATAATAACCTTATACTCTTCTTTTAAAGCCTCTATTACACGCTTGTATCCACAAGGTTTCTTACGATTACGATGACCTTTGTATTCTGGTAGAATTTTTTTTCTAAAATTTACACTGTCCGAAAAGAACAGTATCATTTCTGAGCTCCAACCAAGTGTCTTCTGAATCTTGGAGAGTGCTCTCTTTGTTGCACCATATGCATCACTAAAGTTAGAGGTGACAAGAATTACATCATTGCCAAAATCAACTTCAGTCTCTGCTGCAGCGCACGACTTATATACGATGAAGTCTGCATCACATAGGATTTTCATTAATTAGTGTGTGTCGGCCCATGTTAGACCATCCTTAGCTTCAGCATCTACGGGTATTCGCATATTGTAATACTCGCCTGCTTCAGCAGCGGAGAGAACAAGAAGAGATTTGAGATCATCAACATGTTCTGGTTCTGATTCGTACTGCAACTCGTCATGAATAAAAGCGAGCTGATTGCAGTGTAAATCCATTTCTTTGATATGGTCATGAGTGATAACCATCCATTTCTTAGCTATTATTGCAGCCGACCCTTGCAATAGGTAGTTTAAAGCTTTATGTCCTTTGTCAACGAGGATCTTACGGTTGTCAAGTCCATGTAAGAAACCCCTCTCACTAGCTTTGCGTACGCCTTCCAGCAGTTCTTTAAGACCCGGTATGGCATCAACATAAGCTTCACGTATTTCTTTTCCCTTCTTTGTGGCTTGCGCCTCAGATAACTGTTTGTCATAAGAGTAACCTATCTTGGTATTTCCTGCTCCATATAAAAATGCGTAGGAAATTGTCTTAATTTGTTTTCTAGTAACTCCAATTTTGTCAGCATTTTCTTGGTGTATGTCCCCTTCGACAAGCACTTTAGCGTATCGCCCTCCATCAAATCGTGCGAGATAGTGAGCAAGCATACGTAGCTCAATCCCACTAAGATCAGCAGCAGCCAATCTCTTGCCTGGAGTAGCAACAAATAAACGTCTAAATCTTTCATCACTTGGAACCTGTCCGAGATTTGGAGTACGGTGTGCGCATCTAAATGTAGATGTAGCTACCGAACAATGGTGGTGTATCCTAGACTTCGTAACAAGCTTCTGCCATGCGTTCACGCCTTCTGATATCATCCCTAACTGCTTCGTCAGAGTTAGTAGTGTCAGAAACTGATGAGCAATATCCGTTCCAATGTCTTTCAATACGGTCTCGTCTATAACCGCCTTCCCTGAGTTCGTCAGTGATGAAGGAGTCCAGCCATAGTGTGTCTGTAAGATCCATGATATGTGATCCCTACTAGTGGGATTAAATTCCTTTAATTTTGTAAGTGGACAGCCTTCGACATATCCCGATCTTTTGTTAGATCGTTTAGGAGTGAATTCTGATCCTTGGACGAGAGGATACCTGTCTCGTAGTACTTGAGTAGTTTCTTCATACTCTCGTCTGAGAGATGACTCAAGTGACCGTGCAGCTTGTTCATCAAAATACCATCCATGGAGTTCTTGTTGTGTAAGGATTTGTGCGACCTGATGTTCTAGCGTGATCCATTCAGGTATGGTAGGAAGTGCTTCCATAATTTTGCTGTAACATTAACGTCTTGGACGCAATAATCCTCCATTTCTTGAGACCACTCTTGCCAATCTGTCGATTGTGAAAAGTTTCCTTTGTATTCACCTAATCGGTAACCATAGGACTCAAGGGAGTGGCGTCCATATAATTGTAGTGGCATGTGATTCCATGCGTGTTGTTTGTCTATACTGAGTAAGTTCGGATGATAAAGCCTAGATAAAAGAAGAGTATCAATAATGATCCCAGTGGGATTAAACCAATTATAGATAGACTTGATGAGAGGGAGATCAAAACCCACGATATTATGACCGATGATATAATCAGCCATTTCGAGGTGTTGGACTGCTCTAACCACAGGGCTAGACATCCCTTTACCAGGGCATTCGTCGTTGAACGAATCTGTGTAATTATCTTTGACATATTTAAGTACAATACAGTGGATGTGGGTAGCATTATTTAGTAGTCCGTTGCTTTCTAGGTCGAATATTATCCCCCCTATTCCAGTCGTAGGTTTTGTCAACGAATTTGGCTTTGTCAACTTCTTGTTGCGTAGGTGGGTTAGGTCTATTTAAATATTTATACCATGGGTGTTCGTAGTGTTTAAAAATCTGTGGCTGGGTTGAATGATTCGGGTTGAGCTTCATGTTCGGTGAATCTGCAAGTGTTTAAATTGTAGTCGAGCGTTCCGCACGTGCCTGTTTCGCCAGAATAACGATTTTTAAGGATTCTAACAGTCGTAGGACTTCTTCCTCCTTCACTTTGTTGATCGACTTCGAGCCCAACGAGATTATCGCTGATCTGAGCAATCGAATGAGATCCTCTAAGTTGTGAGAGTGATACACGTCCTCCTTCTTCGTGCGCATTACTGTCATTATTACTTCTCCGTAAATGTGATACAAGGAATAAAGCTATCCCTGTACGTTCAACTAATGATCTTAACTTTGTCATTGTGGAATCTATCATGCGACGTTCATCACCTGACAATCCACTCAATAATATACTGAGGTGATCTAGGAATATAACACGACACTCCAGTCCACTGGCAAGGTATTCGATCCTATTGTAAATAAGCTCCGGGTCAAAAGAACCAAAGCCATCAAAAAGGTAAAGGTTCCAATTATTAATGGAATTATGAAAAGCTGTTTTGAGTTCTTGCTCATCATGTACTCCTATAGAATAGTTTTTTCCAACAGCTGTGGACATCAATCCAAGTGCTGTTCTCCTATTGCTTGCTTCAAGTTCCAAGATCCCAACTGATTCCCCTTTTTGGAGTAAGTCAGTTGCAATGTGACGCATGATTGAGGTCTTTCCGGCTCCAGTGCCCGCAGTAAATGTAGTAAGTTCTCCGTACCTGATCCCGTGTAATTTCTTGTTAAGTCCTTGGAAGGGGTATTCATGGTCGCATGGTGGTTGTGGTGTTGTGACAACTTCGAGTAACGTTTTTCCATCGACGAGGCCATCAGGTCTAAAGGGTTTAGCGTCCCAAATAGCCTTTCGAATCGCTTCAGCATCGTCAGCTTGTAAAGCCTCTGAGGGGTCTTTAAAGCCTTCAAGGCGAGCGATGGATACCTTGCCAGCTGGTAGTACTGATGCCGCCTCTTCCGCAGCCTTACGCCCTGGATCATCTCCATCGAAGAATAATACAATCTCTTCATAACCTTGGAATAGTGGTATTTGTTTTTGGATGTCCTTCTTCGCAGATGCTGCGCCATGAGGTAGGGATACCATAGGCCACCCTCCCATAGCCTCGTAACAGCTCGCTGCATCTAGTTCACCTTCAGTAACAACAATACGTTTACCACTATTAGGAAAGCGATGCTGACCGAATAGGGTATCAGTGGGAACTCCTTCATATCGGAAATCTTTTTGCTTTGTTTTAATTTTTACACCTTGTAATATACCTGATTCATCATGATAAGGGAATCTAAGGGTATTACCATCTCTATATATCTGGTAGAACTTATTAGTTTTCTCAGATATTCTACGTTTATGCAGCCGTTCGGCTGATCCTGTAAGGTGTACAGTTTTGCTCACGTTTCGATTGTGAATAACATCATTGTCGCCTGTTCTTTCGTGACAGACAAAGCAGTAAGTATGGCCATCAGAGTAGAGAGAATTCCCATCTGATGAACCACAATTACCACAAGGCATATGCCTAACGAATTCATTTTCGGTCATTAGACCAACCAATCAATAGGTATATCTTTATATGATGTCCAAGGTATGTCGTGGCGATCACACCATTGAGCATACGTTGTTTTACTTTTCTTACTAATAGTATTATAAGGTGATTGAAAGATCATCCTTAAATCTATATCTGGGTTATCACGCTTGACGGCAAGGATCTTACGCCTGTCTTCAGCGGCCCAATATCCTTTTGCTTCCAAGTACTTATAGTTTGGTAAGACAAAATCAGGAGTATAATTGTGCTCAATTGTATAGCTAAGTTTCTCAGACTCATACAAGTAAGAAACCCCCAGCTGTTCAAGTAGATCGGCAATATTTTTCTCCAGCTTGGATCTGAATTTAGGCTCATGTTTATTCTTTAACTTATCATAGGCTTTCTGTGCCCATTCAAGTGCATCGTTAGAAGTCTTCTTCTTCGTCATTAGTTGTGGGTGTTACGTTAGGATCAGCTGTCTTAAATCCTGCTGACTTACCGAATAGTTCAGCAACAGCACCAGCATCTAAGTCACCTGTATCTACACCTGCTTCACTCTTTACTGAGATAACTTGTACACCAACCAACTTAAGAGAACTACCATAGGTAACTCCATCTCTAAGGATATAAGGCTTCTGATAGAAACCCAACTTGACTGTAGAGCCTCCATATAGTGGTGTCTTTGCATCTGTAACTTGTGTTCCTTCTGTGTCTACAACAGGTGGACGATTGTCCTCATTCCATGAGAACTTAATCTTATATTTACCCTCGCTAACTTCTTCCCAAGGTTCAGGCTTGAGAGTACTACGCTTAGGATTCTTCAGCTTAGACTCAGCCCACTTAAGGACTTCAGTTCTTTCTGATTCTAGTTTGTCAATGATTGACTCATCAACAACAGCAGCCAATGAATAACCAAACTTACTAGGTGATAGTATAGCTTGGAAACCTTCAAGGGTTACAGGTTGGTCTGTCTTGTGGATGGTTCTACTCACCAGTGAGTGCCTCCTCAAGCGATTGTGGTTGATCGAGTCTTTCTAATTCAGTAGCTAGCTCACCACGATAGTTCTCAAGTTGAGCTATGCGTTCGTCTAGTTGTTCTAATTGTCGTTGCTTCTGTTCTACCTCTGCCTTATGTAGCCTCTCTTCAGAGACAACAATTATAGTAGGAGGAGCAAAGAAGCTACTCATTAATGATGGATACATTTAACAAAAGAAATAAGTTGAGTCAATTACTGATTCCGGTTTAAGGTCATCAATAATCGGTGGTTTAGATTCTGCACCTATTTGTAGTGCAAATTCTGTTAGGTAATCATTGTCAGCAAATAAGTGCATGTATGTTTCCCTTACTATTATAGCAAGTAATGACATATCTGTGGCACGACTTAATACACTGTCATGAATTAAAGCTATCGGAGCATTAAACCTTTTAACACTCATGTGTAATAGACTAGCATCTAATGAGTGTATAAGGTTAGGAGCTGTGGCAGCTTTGTGTCTGGTTTTATCTACTTGATCTCCGTCCTTGGTAGCTACAGTAAGACGACACCGACCTAATAGTTTAAGGTCTATAGTCTCAGTCTTCTTCTTCATTAGACGTTGGACTACAACAAATCCAGATGGTGTTTCCCATTCTAGATGTGTAGCCCCACGCTTAATGGCATTGCCTACCTCAGTCTCTATCCATTTCATTACTGCCATCGGGCCAGGTACAACTTCTTGCATAGCCTGTCTAACAGCAGCAACAGTAACAGTGAGATCATCTTTTTCTACTTCTATACCTTTCTCTCTCAGTGCGTCCCTAATGTACGTCCTATTACTAAATGCTTTTGCATTATAGGGTATAGTCATGACTGTCCTTTTGACTGCCTTTCTATCCCATGCACTATGTAATGATTTAGGTATATTAGGTTTAGCTTTTTCTGCTACTACCTTATAAGCATCTTGTGGTTTCTTACTAGGTAATACATTAACAAGCTTAGC